CTACGGTTATAGATCTTCCCTGATCTAATAACGACGGGGTCACCTGATGTAGGCTTGGTGTCAATAGCCAGGACGTTATCTGGAACTGTGATTGTTTTGGTGGTGGGGTCAGGGATAAAGGGGAAGTTATACTCAGTGTTGAACACCCAGCCCTCTGCCTGAACGGAGCGAGAGATCTCATCGAGGATCTGCTCAGCCATCTCCACCAGGGGGTTACCAGTCTCCAGTGTTGTAACTGGGGCCTGGCCAATGTTGGAGATAATTGTATTAACTGCTTGTAGTTTCGTAGCCTTAGTGATTGCCATTAGAATTTCTAGGGTAATGAGAAGACCCCGAGGGGCCCGAAGGCCCCGGGGTTATTTATCAGGCAGCAGCTGAAAGAACACCAGCCACGGAGGTACGGAGGGTACCTGCGCCCATAGCCAGCTTGCCCACGATCAGGTCGCCCTGATACTGGACATGGAAGTCACCAGAGGTGGTCTCGATGGAGGGAGCAATCGCCTCGACGGTACCTGCACATTCCTTATGGAAGACAAGACCGGCCAGGTCAGCCAGATCGGCTGTCTCGGCGTAAGTGTTGTTCTCACCAGCGACAGCAGCCTTGGTAGCGCCATACAGACCAGCAAGCACGTTGGACTTATAGATCCGGATGCCAGCGATGCTGTAGAGGCCCTTACCAGAGTTCATGTCACCCTGGGTGTTACCAATATCACGGTTGAGGATGTTGGTATCAACAGAGGAGATCAGGCTGTAGTACTGACGGGGGGAGAGCACAGCCACACGGCCCTCGGCAGGAGCAGAACGCTCGTCGAGAGTGGCAGCAGCCTCAAAGAAGCCATCAACAATCGCCTGAGCGTTGTTGGTGTTACCAGCGCCAATCTTGACCTCGAAGCCACCTTCCTCGCCAGTCACAACGGAAGCCTCGTTAGCAGCCTTCACAACGGTGCGAGCAATACGCTCGTCGTAGTGCAGGGCCAGAGCCTCACCGATTTGCTTGGAGATCTCGGAGCGGGCATTCCACTGCGCCAGGATCTCATCCAGGTCGTAGACGAACTGAGAGGCAACGAGGAGATCATCCATCACGATGGTCTTCTCTGCACTCTTCAGACCGTCCCGGCCCAGGATGGGGGTTCCAGGGGTGTGGTAGCCAGCATCAAGCTTGCCGGTCAGCAGGAACTGCTTGCTCTTACCACCACGGAGGGAGTAGTTACGAACGAGGCCCTTGAAGATGGTGGCGTCGTTGAAAGCGTTGAACACTTCACCAGAGAACAGCTTCAGAGCTGTTGCGTAGCGAGTGTCGTAGTCCTGGCCAGCAGTACGTCCGCCGTCAGCTACGTTGGGGCCTACCCAGCCCGTATTGATGTTAGTCATTGAACTTGTAAAAGAAGGAGAAAGATTGTTGAAAGATTTTGGTCTGTCGATCAATCCTTTTCAGTGAAAGTTGTCGGGCGTACCCGGCTTTCTCCTACTTCAGTATTTCTCTTATTTAGACCTAGGTTTTTCCTTGCAAGGGGTGTCAGATACAATGCCTCTGACGGGGCAAGGACTGTAGGGGGATTTGCACCCCCCAGGACCTCAAAGGAGATCCTTGCTTCTAGCCAGCCGGGCCTCTACATCCGCACGGAATGCAGGGTCCTTGGAGTAACGGGGATCAGCAATGTCTCGGGACAGCTCCGCGTGACTGCGGTAGCCCTTAACACTGTCAGCTTTCTTACCTGTCACCAGCTCAGCTTCGTAGCCCTCAGAGCCGCGATAGCGGTTGTAGAGAGCAGCAACTGCAAACTTAATAGCTGCAACGTTGCCGCTGTCGGTGACGGAGTTGAACTCTCCGATCTCTTGTTGTGAGAGGTTCTCACCAGCCCACTGGATCATTTCCTTGTACCCCTTATCACCGCCAACGGACTCCTTGATCGAATTGATCGTGGAAGCCTCAATAGTTGCCTGCTGCTGGGCCGCGGCGGTCTTCTGGTAGTACTGGAGGTATGCGTTGATCAGCTCCTTGGAATCAAGAGCAGCAAGCTGTTCAACAGACGCATCATCGAGGGCACCTTTCTCAGCAAACTCAGCCCCCAACTTCTCCATCAAGGTGACGGTTTCGGATACCTCAACGGCCTCCTCTTCCTCATCCTCTACAGGAGCCTCCTCAGGGGCCTCTGTAGGCTCCTCAGCGGGCTCTTCTTCCTCGTCAGGTGTCTTTTCACCTAACTTCTTCTGAAGCTCTTGGTAGGCCCTCAGGAGGTCATCTTGGGATTTGAACTTCCCGCCGATAAGACCGGCGTCCTCGTTCTCAGCATCAGCTTGGGCGTATTTCCTCGCACGGTCTTCTTCCTGTGCGTTGGCAATAAGTTCACCCTGTTTTAGTGCATTAGCCTCAGCCTCTTGCTGTTCGGGGCTGGGACCTTCAGATGGATCAAATTCGGTGACTGCCATAATTAGTGGTGAACAGTGGTTACGTTGCCGAAGGTTGGTTGAACAACTTTCCCTCTCTTGCCGTACTTACCGGCGGTAGGATTAGAGGTGCCGGTTACCTTTTGCCTAACCTCGTATTTGACCTCCTTCTCATTTACAGCCTCAGCCACATCAGTGGGCTCCCAGGCTTCATTCAGTTCAGGAGTTGAGGGGTTATCACCCTGAAACTTTCCGTCAGGCTTGCGGGCCCTGCGCCGGGCCGGGCGTGGGTTGTTGGTTGTCATTACTTGCTTGTGGGTTCATCATCTGCTCAGCCATAGGAGACTTGGCGAGCTGGCCTGCTTGTTGCAGTAGGGCCATCTGCTGGGCTTGCTCAGATTGCTGTTGAGCCTCACCAGCCAGCTCCTCTTCGGTCTTAATCAGACCCAACACCTGGATACCAGAGGCGGCTGCCAGACGCTTAAGGAACTCAGAGGGGTTGATGTACTGGGCCAATGCTTCAGGTCCAAGACCTTGGGCCACAGTGGTCATAAACTCCATAAGGGCAATCCGATCCTGGCCGCGGCCAATACCATGAACACCAGCAACCACAGTCGGGATAACAATCCCTTTGGGTAGTGCGGGTAGCTTCTTGGCTTTGCTCAGGATCGAGAGCTTACGGCTCAGGTAGGGCTGAAGTAGCTCAGAGGTGAGGTTTCCGAAGATGCCACCGAGCTGTTCATTAAGCTCCTGCTGGGTAGCACGGACTTCCTCTGCTGTTGTTCTCTCAGACTGCCGAACCTGGAGCACCAGGAATGCATCAGAGAGACGCTGTGTCAGGTTGTTGATCATGTCCTGCACAGTCCTGAAGTCGGCGGTCTTACCGACTTGGACCACACCCACATCATCGGGGCGGCCCTGAATGATGGCACCGTTCTGAGCACGGGCCAGGCTCTGTGGCTTGGTTGTAGCGGAGGGGCTGACTAGGAAGACAACCTTGGCTGCTGCTGCACTGCCCTCAACAAGGGCTCGCATCAGAGTCTCAAGGCTCTTCAGGTCTCCGATGAACTCCTCCACACGACCACGCCCATAACTCTCACCATCAACAACGTTGAAACGAAGAGGCATCCACGGGGATGTCTTTACCGGAGAGTTTGAGCGGCTGCCAGGAATGACCTTTCCATCACATTCTTGATGCCATTTATGTTGTCCATCCTCTAGCTCGACGCATGTATAAACAACAGCGTCCTCGCTTTGACCTTTGTTACTAGCAGAGGCCACTCCAAATTTAGGCCCGTCCTCGCCTACGGCGTTCACGTCCTTCTCTGGGCTTGCGGTCTGGAACTCTTTAGGCAGGAGTGTTCGAGAGACAATCTCCTTGGTGATGATTTCAATTGGGGTTCCATTGCCGTCACGGACGACAACGTAGCGATCCAGGGGGTAGATCTTTAGAGCCTTCTTACCTGCATAGACCAGAGCATTACCGGTCACTACCAGGTGCTTCATAGCAGCATGTAGCTGCACACGGTCAGTTGATTCAGAGATGTCCTGCATCACAACCCGCTCCATCTTGGCGAGGGAGAGGTCGATATCAGAACGCACTTCTGGGGTGACATTGGGGATCTTACCCAGCTCCCCGTCGTTGACCTGAAGTTTGAAGAATGTGGTGTTTAGGGGGAACAGACTGAGCATCAGCTTTGATGCCAGCACATTCACACCCTTCGCACCTACGGACTGCCAGGGAGTATGTAATCTCCCACCCTGCGTCATACCTTCTTCAGTGAGTAGGTAAGGCAGGGTTAGGAGGGCGGCCTGGCGGCCCATATCTAGAAACTGTTCCCTGTCCGCTGTTAGGCCCATATAGCGGGCCTCAGCAGAAGATTTCATAATTATCGTGGGATGTTAAGGCCACTAGATGCAGCCGGTTTAGAAGAGCGCCTGCTCATGCCAATCGACTTGGACCGGGGGATTCGTAGTGCAGATGCACCACGGGTGGCCTGGGTCCGCTGCTGTCGAGCAGTGTCGCGGGTACGAATGGTTCCACCCTTGTATGGGTCTGAATCAACCAGGGTGGGAGCCGGAGCAGTAGGGATGCTCTCAAGGTAAGGAGTAGCAGGTGTCGGCGGAGGAGCCTTCAACTCAGGCACGGGGGCCTGGACCGTCGGAGGAGGAGCCTGCCTTGGGGTAGGCATACGCATGGCCTCCATATTCTCCTTGGCCATCTTGTCGAACATCTGCATCATTTCCTCATTTTGTGAGGCAAATGCTGCGTTGCTCTCCTCAGTGAACCGCTTCTGCTCTTTGTCATTCATCCGGTCAAAGACCTTCTGAAGGACATTATCATCACCAATAGGATTAAGCTC